TGCTTTTGTAAAAAATTTAAATATTTTAAACACGAAATACAATGTAAATAATATTTAATTGGAATAAGCAAGACCACCCATCCCTGACATAATGCGCAATACATTATAATTTACGGCGTAAACTCTAACCTTAGCGCTACCGACACCGGCAACACCAGATGTGGCGCCAGCTTCAGGACAAGCAGCAACAGACTTTTGGGTAAGCTGAAGCTGCAAGACTGCAGTGTCGATACGAGAGAAGTTACAAGTACCACTCGGCTGGTGCTCCTCCGGCTTCAAGGCGAAAGAGTACACGTTAATACCAGTGGCTGGTACATTGGTGTGATGCTGGTACGGCTGAACCAAGTTGAAGTAAGAGCCAAGACGTTCCTGGAAACGATCGTGACCGTTAAGCTGAAGCTTAGCACGAACAATCGGGTTGCGACCAGCGTTACGCGGAGCAAGACCAGCATGATCGGCACCATCACCAGAGTTGGTGAGGGCGGCAAAGTTAACCGGAGGAAGAGAGTTACCAGTGCCGAAAAGAGCCGGGAAGTTAGCACCTGCGTTAGCTACAGTGCCGTCCTGTTGAGTACCAAGGAGAGAGCTGTTAAGCCCACTCGGGTTCTGACGCGGGAAGCTAGAAGCAGACCAGCCAGATTCAACGTTAGAGAGGAGATTTTCCCAAGTGTTCGGGACAGTTCCCCAAGAAACATCGTTATCGTAGTCATCAGTGTAGTTGGTCCACTGGTTCATGCCAGAATCAACAAGGCAGTCACGCTGGACAACCCATACCAACTCCTTAACCGGGTGGTTAAGATTGAGCTTAACCTTAACATTAGTGCTAGTAACAGACTCATCACCAGTAAACTGAAGCTGCTCAATAAGATACTCGTGAGCAACCTGAGCAGTACGACGACGCTCATCAGTATCAAGGTAGATGTAATCTACGAAAAGAGCAGCGTAGTCAAGAGATGGTACACAGAAAGTGTTGCTACCAGAAACGCTAAGACCACAAGTTCCAACACCGTTCACGCTAACATAGCAGTCCGGCTTCTGACGGAATTCAAGGTTAATACGCACCTCGTGATATTGAAGTGCGATCAATGGAAGAGCCAAACCAGGATTGCGACAGCAGTGCAATTACCCCTTCTTTCGAAGTATTTACTGATTTGGTTATTTTATATATTTTAGGGAGTAGACTATATCTTAAGCCTAAGCTTTACGCTTTGACCCATCACCATATAGTCGTTGAACCTTCTTCATATTCTTAAAAGAACTTAGAAGCTTGGCTGCAGATTATCCAATACCGTAGAATTTTTACCATACCTGAGTTTTATCTCAGCCACTTATACATTTCTGTATAAGTTTGGTATCTACATCACTTATATATAAGGATTTTTCATTATATTATAAGTGAGATTTAGCGGCTTTAGGAAGTCCCCGCAATTTGATGATGTTGCATATCACAAGGATATACTAGTAGCAGTGTCTTAAATTGGAACACTTATCCTTTTTCTCTAAATTATCCAATTCATTTAGAGGGAGCTACTTTTCAGGTCCTGTAAATTGAACCAAAATTGAAGCGGAACATACAAAGTAGTTGCCTCAGTTCCAGAAAGACCACTGCCAGTAAGGGCAATGGTGTTACCAACCATGTTATCATAACCAACCTGATGACCCGGCTCCTGAGTGAGCTCATTCCAAATGTTAAGCCAATCACCATAGTGCTTGTCAATACGCTGACCACCAATCTCAACCTCAACGTTGTTGATCAATACATGACCAACATAGTTAACCCAACGGAAACAAGCAGATGATGAACCAACATTGCAAGATACTGCCGGTAAGGTTACCTGTAAATATACACGGTGAATAAGATCACCGTTACGTGAAATAGTACAGGTTACACGCTTTCCGAAGTCAGCGGTACCATTAAAGGTCTGTTCAATAGACTCCATCGCGAAGTTGGTATGTCTACGGTAGACAACCTTCCAAAAGGTAATCTGCGGGTTACCAGTAAGGTAAATATCTTGTGCGCCATAAGCTACTAATTGCATTAAACCACCTCCC